CTTCTGTAAGTGGAACTCTTGGCTCTGCCATTACTTCTTCTCCCTAGGTGTTAAATACTTATCATACACAAGATCCTGTGACAAGAAGCGGTCATAGACATAGGCAAAGCCTAACTTGTCATCTTGCTTTAACTTGTTAACAGTTCCATCATAAATCATCCTTAGGTCCATATTTGCTTTAGCATCAATGCTTCTAACATCACGCTTTGATAGTTCTGCTGCAACGGCCTTGCGTAAATCAAGGTAGGCAGACACTGACTTCCAAGTTGAGTTATTCTTATTAACTTCAATAAACTTCTTATCAGTTAGAATCTTTCCAAGTCCTACGATAACTCTGTTAGTTTTAGATCCATCTGAATCTAGGTAATCGTCGTACCAAGCGGTCTGAACGGCTTGACCTGTCTTTGGGTCAATTACTGGTTGACCATTTTCATCTGTCTTTACAGCCAACTTTTTAATAACAGTAGTTTTAATAGCAGCAAGATACTCTGCGCCCTTTTGCTGTGTTGATGTAAGACCTAAATCCTGTAGTTCATTATCAATAGCATCCATAATACGGTTGTATTGAATCCATCCCTTTTCAGCATCGTTACGCTTTTGGGCATCTGCTGGTGCTTGAGATGTAAGAAATTTCTGTGGTGAGTCTGCTGCAATACGCTTACCGTAAAGGTAGTCATAGGCTGCCTGTGAGAACTCATAGCCTGAGAAGTCATTAACAATCAAACCAACTAAACGTGGTTCAATCTTTGCTAGTTCTCCAACTAATCCATCGTACTTCTTAATGTTGTTAACTGCTTGTACAGAAGACTGTACGTTAGTTGGGTTAGATGAAAGGCTAGCTGAGAACGAGAAGAACTCTGGGTAGTCATCTAAGAACTTAGCATCTGCTTCGAGTCCATAAAGACGACGATACTCACGAGACTTGTCTAAATAATACTTGTAAGGACTATCAAAGCGTGGAGCAAACGGCATAATCAAGTTAGCCGCAGTACGCATATTCCAGTAATCCTTGGTCATTCTAAGGATTTTGCCCGCAGGTACTGGATCTTGTCCATTACGCTTTGCACGTTGTTGTTCTGTATTCCAGATTAACTGGTAAGAACGAGCAAATGCTGGACTTTCAAGTCCTCCAGCACGAGTCTGTAATCTTTGGAACCAAGTTGGAGAAAGACCAGATAGTGCATCCTTTGATGGACCAAACGGTAATGCCCACTTAAAAGATTCTTCTAGTGATGGCTGGCGCTTAGTAATCTCTGATGCAGGAATAGCAACATAAGGTCCCACTGGGAAAATGTCACTAAATATATTTGGGTTACCCTTCATATAGAGTACATCTAGTCCACCTTGAAACAAGATATCTAGTGAACCTTTTGGAATACCCATTTCAGTCAATGATTGAAGACCAGGAATCTTTGTAATTCCCTTTGGAAGCCCTACCCAGATAATGTCATTACCAGTTGTTTGACCTGCTGGTACTTGATTACCTTCTTGGTCTGTAACAAGACCTGCTTGGTTGGGGGCATTCCATACTAAGTAACCACGATTAACAATTGCAGGGTTAGCTGCTGCTAACTTAAGCCAAGTCTTATATGAGTTCTCTTGCGCAGAGAAGAATGGGCTGATGTACTTAAATGCTGTAGCAAGATTTGTACGACGTTCAATGTTAAAAAGAATACCCTTCATCTCACGAACAGCAATTTTATGAGATTGAGCCATCAACTGTGCTTGCTCTTGTGTTGTTAAACGATCTACCTTTTGACCTGTCATAACGTCAAGACGACGCTTTGCCTCACGTCGGTAAAGGTAAATATACAATGGATTTCTTGCCCAAGTATCTTCAGGCAATGTTCCAAGAAACTTAAAAGCTGTGTTAATAAGTTCGCGTCCCTTAACTTGGGATGCGTTAAATAGTGTTTCCTCAAGTACGTGACCGTGAATTATAGGCAAATCAGTTGGATCATTAAATGCAGTACGTAAATCTGCTGCAGTAATTTCTTTTAACTTGCTACGAAGACCTGATTCAATAGGCAGATACTGGTCTAAGAATCCATTAACCTTAAGCACATATTCATTTGAATCATCTGAGGTAAGAGCAAGACGCTTACGAAGGTCACGACCCTCTGGTGAATTGCGTAGCCACTTAGTGATATCTTCAATGCTTTCACCAGCAATGATTCTATTAACAACTGCAGAGTTACCAAACTGTTGACGCAGTGTTTGCGACCACTGCTCAAAGTATCCAGGATCTGTTGGACGTATAGCTCCAATGCCTTTAGACTGTAACTTACGCATATACATATCAGTATTGCTATCAACTAGACGCTCAAATGAATTACCAGAAGATGCAATCTTACGAAACATATTGGCTAGTGGTCCACCAAAAGCATCGTATAGGTCATAGACCTCACCATCGCTAGTGGTTACTTTGTAAGAACCAGAGCCAATACGTTGCTTTGGTTCTTTGGTACCTTTACGAGATAAGACTTCTGCATAATGATTGTAAACTGCAATCTTTTCTTCTTGAAGAAGTTTGATTGTATTAAGTTCTCCGTTAAGGTCAATGTCATCAGGCTTCAAAGAAATCTTTGCTTCTAGTTCACCAATTTTAGTTTTTAACTGATTGAGTTCGTTAATAACCTTAGTGCTTGATTGCTGGATTGACTTAATGGTCATACCCTGATCTACTGCACGGTAACTATCAATAAAGCGAGCAGGAACTGCAACACTATTATTAACCATATTCTTAATTCCAGGACCTAAATGACGCAGTGTAGCAAAGGAACCTACAGATGCTGCAATACGAAGTTGAGAATCAATAGCGTTACGTTGTGTATAACCAAGGCGAAGCAGTGCTCCAGCCTTAAAAGCATCTTGTACAACATCAGCAACAGTAAGGAAACTGTCCTTACCTCCGCCTACTATTCCACGAAGCACAGAACTATTGCGCTTGAGTAGATTGTCCATCAATTGAAAATCCATTATAGGCAGAAAATCTGCTGTTTGAGATTCAAGTTGTGGAACCTTGATGATTGAACCATCGGTGTCAACCATAAAGCCTTTATCTTTGATGGACTTAAGAGCAGATGTACGAGCACCTTTATAGTTGTTGTAAATCTGATTAGCAATGTCTTCATCAATATCATACTTAGCTGCAATCTTACGGAGTGCTTCACCCTCAAGATTGATTGTTGCAATCATACGCTCTTCAGGTGTACGAGCACCAATATAAGAGTCAAGGATAGACTTACTTTCCGTAGGAGTTAATTTAAGAATTGGCTCTAGTTGTCCAGTAATTGCAACTACCTCGCGGTAAGAATCAGCATCGTTAAAGTCAATTAAACCTGCAGGCTTTTCGCCTTGTAACCAAGAAATCTTTTGATATAAACGGTGGAAAGGTGTTGGTTGGAAAACCTCTACACGAGGATTGCCATTAGTCTTGTCATAGAACTTAGTTGCTCGTCCTTCTGCTACTAAATTTTCTATTCCCTGTAAGCCTCTTCCAGTTGTACGTGTAAGCGCACCACCACCTTGACCAATATCCATCAACTTTGCAAAGTACTTGTCGTTTTCTGCAAGAGATGCGTAGTTAGCAAGAGCATCATCTGTAATTGCTTTGTTATCGTTAAGGAATGGAAGCATTCCAGAACCATCAGGAGCTGCAAATAACTTATATTCATCAACAGATGACAAATCTCCACGAGCAGTTTCTAGTGCATCTGTAATATAACGACGTTGTAAACGTAATTCATCCATAGCTATAGGATCTGATAAAGCAGAACGTAAGATAAGCGCTGTTTCATCAACATCTATAGAATCACCTAGCAAATGTGCGAGTAATCCTGGGTTAGATGAAGACCTAACCATTGGATGATTGATAGCATAAGCAGAATCATTAGCAGTAAAGTCGTCTAGTATTTTAGTCATACGATTTACTTCACCGTATTGTGCTTTTGTTATATCTTCTGCTGCTTTTGCTACAGCATCTGCGTTACTTAATTTACCAACACCTAATTCAGAGGCTTTAAGTGCCTTTATAGCTTTGGCTCCACCAAGAGTTACATCGCCAAAAAACTGAATACCAAGATCTACGCCACCTGATAAACCTTTACCCCAAGCACTTTTCTGAAATGCAGCTTCGCGTTGCTTTGGGTCATACACATTAAACTTTGGGTCATACACATTACGAATTGCACTTACATATGATTGACCAAATGAAATATCTTGTGCGCCTGTATATGCTTTGCGCCACTCGTTAGGATTAAATACAGATGTAGCTGACTCACGACCTGATGTAATATCACCAATAACTAAATTAAATGTAGTTAATGGTTCACGGATATACTCACGGTTGACATAGTTGATACGTTCAAGGGCTGGTGCGACACCAGGGACCTTCATAATTGCGCCACCGGCAGATGAATACGGTTTGACTATATCGCCACCCTGCTTTGCAGCAGCAGTTTTGAATGGTTGAATAAAGCCATTATATTGAGCTTGGTTATTCCAAGGAGCAGTGCCTACATCCCACGCAAAGCGTGCAACGCCAACACCTGAACCTACTACTTCTTGACCAAACTTAAAAGCATTTTTAGCCGCAGTAGAAGCTACATCACCAATTCTGTTCCATACACTCACAAAGAATCCCTTAGTTGTCTAATGGCTCTGCGTGTTTCAGGAGATGTGTTTTGCAAAGATGCAATATATGAAAGTACTGGATTGTAAGATTGGATGTTAGCGTTAAAATTTGTGTAATCTGCTGGTTGATTAACCATCAAAGCATCAGATCCTACTCCTGCGCCTTGGTCAATTCCTGCAGTAACTGGCTCGCCTGGTCGTTCAGTTGGAGCGTATAGTGAAGTTACTGGTTGTCCCATAGCTGATGCTGAGGTTGGACGTACATCTGTAGTTTTGGCAAGCGGAGCGCCAGACTTAATAGCCTGTGTCTCAACGCCTTCGCCATATGCTGTTGAACCTAAATCTAAATTATCGGTACGAACTGAGTACTTACCTGGACCTGATACGCCTGCTTTTGGGTTCATCGGTGCAGTTGTCATTTGTCCTCCTCTAAACTTTCTAAATCTGCTGTCATATCTTCCCAAGCCCTATTGGTTTGAGTAAGATGATTTGAATGATAAATTGCTAACTCCATTAGCTCACCTGTTAATGTTTCAACAGATGATGCAATGTTGTGTATAAAGCCTACGCCTACAACAACTAAGTCAAGAAAGCGCACTGGGCGAGGAACGTAGTCATTATCTTTCATCGCTCAGTACACCTTCCATTAAAAAGTTATTATCCCTTTTTGACTTTGTTTCCCTTGCGTCCTGCTGGCATCATTGATGGCATTACTTTGCCGCCTGCTGGCTTGGAGTTGTCCATCTTGCCTTCCTTTGGCTTAGCCATTGGAGCTGCTGCACGTGATCCTTTGTTCATATTACACCTCCTCTGATTATGCTGCGCCGGTGATACCAGCTAGTAGTTGGGCTATATCGGGTTTTTGACCAGCAGCAGGGGCCTGACCAGCTTGTTCTTGTGGAGGTTGCTGCGAGGCAGGAGCGGGGGCCGCACCTGCTGCTGGAAGCTGTTGCTCCATACCTGGTGCCATAGGTGGCATCTGCTGGGCTGGAGGTGGTTCTGGTGTAAATGCTTTTTCAATAACTGATTCTAATGACTGTCCCTTTTGACGACCTTGGATAACAGATGCGATACGTGAGATAATCTCACTAGGGTCTTGGCCTTGCGCTGCAAGGGCTGGAATTGCTTGAGCATACTGAGCAACAGCCACCCGCAGAGAATCGCGCATTTCTTCGATATCAACACGTTGTTCCTCCTGCGTAACATTTAAGTCCATTGGAATCTCACGACGTACATAGTCACGAGATACGAGCTTGTCTGAACGCATTTGTAGTAAAGCAATGATGGCACGGTTTGGGTCCATACCAGACATAATTCCGTAGCGTACATCTACGCCGTACTCACCCTTGATGTCACGAGATGGTGTGTACTTGAGAACGTAAGGTGTTCCATCATCTGTTCCCTTGATGGTCTTTGGAATACCACCAAATACTTTCTCATCTGCTTCAAAGCATACTGAGATAAGTTCTTGGAACATACGAGCAAATTGTGCTTGCGCTGCCTTGATCTGTGTATCAAAGCCTGCTTGTAGGGCTTGTACACCACGACCTGTAACAACTGATGCGTCAATGTTACCTGAACGAGATTCAGGATAACGAGCACCAAGGCGTAGTTCACGCTCTAGAACACCAGATTCTGCAAAGATGCCAGGTGGTAGGTCTAATGCAACACGGCGAATACCTTGTGGATTAGCAGAGCGCATAATGGAATCTGGTCCAAGGGCCAACTCTTGCACATCTTGTGGGATAGCAATAGGTGCTTGGATAGATTTTTCTGCGGCTTGAATCTGTAGGATTGCAAAGCGAGCACGGGCAAGCTGAACTGATAGAACATCATCAAACTGTCCACGTGCTTCACCATCTAGGGAGG